TCTCAATCACCCTGTAAATGGCGCGATGTCATTTGCATCTGTTGAAGCGCAAAACCTTTCATTTGTGCAACACTCACTTCGTCCATTGTTGGAGCGCATCGAGCAGGCACTTTCACCGTTACTGCCAGAATCAGATGGATTTATTAAATTCAATCTTGATGCTTTGCTTCGCGGCACAACCATTGAGCGTTACGATGCTTACACAAAGGGACTTCGTGAAGGTTTCCTAAGCCTTAATGATGTTCGCGCTGTTGAGGACTTAGCACCACTAGGCGAGGCAGGCGACCAGTATCGTGTGCCGCTACAAAACATTGATGCCTCAGATGCGCCTGAAGTTGGTATGAAATTACGAGCAGAAATTATTGCTCAACTTGTGCAGGTTGGTTTTGACCCTGCCGCAGTTCTCAAAGCATTGGATATGCCAGCAATTAAACACACTGGTGTTCCATCAAGTCAGTTGCAGCAACTTTCAACAATTGATCCGGCCGCGCCCGAATCTGTCTATAAGGTGGACTAAATGCCATATTACATCTCACAAAATCAATCTGATTGCAGTGGTTGGGCAGCAGTTAAACAAGAGTCCGATGGTTCTTATACGACAATTGGATGCCACACAAATAAACAAGATGCCATCGACCAAATGGTTGCGGTGTCAATTTCTGAAGATATAGAACCAGGCGGGGAAGTCAACTCAAGGAGCGACAAGTTGAAAAAAATCGAACGCCGCACATTTAACGTGCAAAACGTGGAGGCACGTCAATCAGATGATGGCGTTATGCGCCTGTCAGGTTACGCCGCTGTTTTTGATGATTCTAGTGTGCCGTTACCATTCAAAGAGCGCATTGCACCTGGCGCATTCCGTAAAACACTTAGCGAGGCACCTGATGTTCGCCTACTTATTAACCACGAAGGTTTGCCACTAGCTCGCACAAAGAATGGCACATTGCGTTTATCAGAGGATGAGCGCGGCCTTTACTTTGATGCTGAATTGGCAGATACTCAAGAAGCCCGCGACATTCACACCCTTGTTGGACGTGGCGACGTTGATCAGATGAGTTTTGCTTTTAGAGTTATTCGTCAAAAGTGGAGTTCTGATAAAACAGAGCGCACATTGACAGAAGTTTCTTTGGCTGATGGTGACGTTTCCGTTGTTACCTATCCTGCCTATCCAACAACTTCAGTTGAGGCACGTCAGAAATTGAACGATGCTATTGATGCAATCCGTGAGGGTCGCGCATTAGATGGCGAGTCATTATTGGTGATTCAAGCAATTCTTGAAAAGATTTCTGAAAGTTATGACAACTTGGAAGAAGGCAAAAATATGCTCGAAGTGTTGGTTGGTCTAAAGACACTTGAGCCAGTTGTAGAAGTTGAAGAACCAGAGGTAGAACTTGAGCCAGTTCCAATGGTTGAAGATTCTGCTCGTAAAATCTCACTTCGTTTAGCAAAAGCAATAGTAGAAAATAACAAATAAGTTTCTGTCGCCGTCGGTGACAGACGAAGCCGGAGCGAATTCTTGCACCCTGAAAGCGCCGCAAGATAATCGCCACCACCTCAAACTCAACTCAATAGGAGACTCAATAAATGTCATATCTTGACAAAGTTGTTGAGCGCCGTGATGCAGTTAAGGCTGAAATGGATGCAATTCTTGAGGCTGTTGCCGCAGAGAACCGCACCGATCTAACTGCTGAAGAAACCGAGAAGGTTGATGCTCTAGTGGCAGAATCACGTTCGCTCGATGAGAAGATTGAAAAGTTCGCAACTCAAGCAGAGGCAGATAAGAAGGCTGCTGAAGCCCGTTCTGCTGTTGCTGAAGTTGCAATGCCAAAGGTAGGCGGTGCAACCGTTACACGCGAAGCACGCACCTACACACCAGAAAGCGGAAACTCCTTTATTAAGGATGCGTTCGCTGCACAGTTCAAATCAGACTTTGGCGCACAAGAGCGTCTTGCACGCCACATGCGCGAAGAAGCGATTGAGCGTCGTGACGTTTCAACCGCTAACTTTGAAGGCTTAGTAGTTCCACAATATTTAGTGGATCTAGCCGCCCCGTTAGCTCGGGCGGGACGTAGCTTCCTAGACTTTGCAACTACAAAGCGCACACTTCCTGCATCCGGTATGACTCTAAACATCAGCCGTATGACCACAGGTACTTCAACTGCCGTTCAGGTAACACAGAACGATGCAGTTAGCGAGACAGATGCAGATGACACATTGCTAACAGTAAATGTTCGCACAATCGCAGGTCAGCAAGACCTATCACGTCAGTCAATCGAGCGCGGAAGCGGAATCGATACATTCGTTGTTGCTGACTTGATTCGTTCTTGGCACACCACACTTGATTCACAGTGCCTAAATGGCGCTGGCACAGCCGGAACCATCAAGGGACTTCGTGCATCAGGTGGAAATGCTGTTGCATTCTCAACAACTACACCGACAGCCGCATTGCTTTATCCAAAGCTTGCTGATGCTGTTCAGAAGATTCAGTCTGGCGTTTACACAAACCCAACTCACTGGATTATGCACCCACGCCGCCTAGCATTCTTGGCTGCTGCTGTTGATTCTTCAGGCCGTCCGCTTGTAGTGCCAACCGCCAATGGCCCAATGAACGCAACCGCCACAGGCGCAGGCGTATTTGGCTACGGAAACTCCGGCTACACATTGCTCGGACTTCCAATCATCGTTGATGGAAACGTTGGAACCACTTATGGAACCACCACAACCACCGAAGATGAAATTTATCTTGTAGATGCTAATGAAATGCACCTATGGGAGCAGCCAGGATCACCATTCGCACTTCGTTTCGATGCGACTGGTGCTGGCAACCTAACAATCAAGACCGTTGTTTACGGATTCGCAGCGTTCACCGCAGAGCGTTATCCAAGCGCAGCCTCAATCATTTCTGGTCAAGGCTTAGTAGCACCAACGTTCTAGTTAGTTAAAAACTTGTGTGAGGGCGGTGAAGTACCCCCGGCTTTATCGCTCTCACACTTCTTACGAATCGGGGGATTCAAATGAAAATGGCACACAAAGTAACAATCGGCAGTTGCGACAATGGCACCGTCGATGGCAGTTACGCATACACAATGATTCAACTTGCGCAAGCAAGAGGTTCCAGACTTGGCCCGTTTGTTAGGGTTAAAGGTTCTGGAATGATTAGCAAGCAACGCAACCGAATGGTCAAACAGTTTTTAGATTCTACAAAATCTGACTGGCTGTTAATGATTGACTCAGATGAACAGTTAAGCGTTGCGAACTTTGATAAGTTAATTGAAAGCGCACACGATGTAGAGCGCCCAGTAGTTTCGGCTTTAGTATTTGCCAGCTTTGGCGATCCAAAGTCAGTTTATCCAAAGCCTGTTCCAGTAATTTTTCAAGACACGCCAAAGGGTTTTCTTCCCTTAAACCGTTATGACGAAGATGCAGTATTTGAAATTGATGCCTGTGGAACTGGTTGCGTACTTATTCACCGCAGCGTTTTAGAAAAGATGCGCGAGACTGCCGACCCAAATCAAGGTCAAGATTGGTGCTGGTTCTGGGATGGCCCAATAAACGGCGAATGGATTGGCGAGGATTTGCTTTTTTCACGTCGTATTAAAAATCTAGGTTTCCCAATTCACGCCAACACCGGCGTTGTTATTCCTCATCACAAGTCTTATTGGCTTGATGACAAACACCATAAAAAATGGCAAAGAGAAAACGCCTAAGAATTAAGCGGCAAGAAACCGCGACTGCAACCCCTAAAACACAAAAGGCCGTAATGCCTAAGAAGGAAAAGAGGAATCGTGGCGATAACTAATGGCTATTGCACATTGGCTGAGCTGAAAGATTCGCTTCAGATTGACGATTCAGTAGATAACGCGTCACTTGAAGCTGCTATAATGTCAGCATCGCGGATGATTGACGATTACACTCAAAGATTTTTTTACAAAGATGGCACACAGGCCGCACCTGTGGCACGTTACTACACTCCACAAGATGCTTATGATTTGAACATTGATGACATCGTTACAATTGTTTCAGTTGCAACAGATGATAATTTGGAATTTCAATATGACACCGTTTGGTCAACAACTGATTGGGTGGTCGAACCAGTAAACAATCCACGCAAGGGTTGGCCTTACAACAGACTAATCGCAGTCGGCGCTTATGTCTGGCCATTTAACATTCCACAAGCAGTAAAAATTACAGGCGCGTGGGGATGGTCAGCGGTTCCACAAGAAATTCAATTGGCTACCAAGATTCAAGCCTCCCGCCTGTTCGTCCGCCGTCAGTCGCCGTTTGGAATTGCAGGCACACCCGAACTTGGCACCGTCAGATTGACCTCACGCCTTGATCCAGATGTCGAGGCACTTATCCGCCCATTTAAGCGGGTTAGAGGGTTGGCTTACTAATGCTCCCAAGTGCCGTTAGAAACGGATTAAAGGCCAATTTAAGCCGCGTTAAGGGCTTGAGGGTATATGACCTCGTCCCTGACGTAATCGTGCCTCCTTGCGCCATTGTAGGCCAATTAGATATGACCTTTGACCTCAATAACAGCCGAGGGCTAGACCAGGCAAACTTAGATGTTTTCGTAATCGTTCAACGCTTCTCAGAGCGCACAGGCCAGGACAATTTAGACAAATACCTTGCAGGCTCAGGCAATTACTCAATTAAGGCAGCAATCGAATCCGACTTAACTTTGGGCGGCGCTGCTAACACCTTGCGGGTTACATCCGCAGAGTCCGGTACCTATCAGTCCGGCGATCAAGATTTTCTGTCCTACCGATACCGAGTCACGGTATGGGGCCAGGGATAGAAATAACCACCCGTCTCTATAAGAAGAAGGATAAATAATGGCACGCATTGTTTTAACTGATGCCTATGTTGCTTTCGGCAGCTCAGACATCTCTGATTACATTACGTCAGTCAGCCTAAACACCACCTACGATGTCATTGAGACTACTGCGTTTGGTGATACCGCTAGAAAGCGTGTTGCAGGCTTGGCTGATAACAGCATTACTTTGGAATTTCAGCAAGATTTCGCCTCTGGTGCAATCGAGCAAATCATTTACCAGAGCCAATCAACAAACACATTGGGAACAACCGTTTATATGGAAGTTCGCCCAACAAGCTCAAGCGCAAGCGTAACAAATCCAAAATATACCTTCAACGCATTGGTTTCAGAGTATCCAATCTTGAACGGTGCTGTTGGAGAACTTGCAACTGGATCAGTTACTTGGCCAATTAGCGGCGCAATTACAAAAGCAACATCCTGATAATAACAAGGGGGAATGATGGACGGCTTATCAGTTAAAGTAAAAATGAATGATGGCAGCGAGAATAGTTACAAATTATCACCTCGCGTCATTGTCGCTTTTGAGCAAAACTTTGGTAAAGGATTACCAAAACTCATTGGCGAAGAACAGCGCATTGAACACATCTATTGGCTTGCTTGGAAATCAATGCAGGTTGCAGGCGTGGTTGTAAAACCGTGGCCTGACTTTTTAGATGGCATTGCAAGCGCAGAGTTGGATGCAGACCCTTCTTCCGAATCCACCGCGACAGCCTGACCTACCAAGTAGCAGCAATCGCGGTGGAGACGGGGATTTCACCAAACGACCTTCTTGATTCGCCACCCGGCATTTTGGAAGCAATCGTTATTTACCTAAAAGAACGGGCAAAGGCATACGAACGTGGCAGATGAGATAGTAGTCTTAACGGGCATCAAAGAAACACTTGATGCCCTAAAAGAATTTGATAAATCGGCAGTTCGCAAATTCAATAAAGTGATTAACACCGAATTGACTAATGCTGAACGCGATGCTCGCGGAATTGTGGCTCAGATTGAAACACCGATGAGCGGATGGCGTAAGTATGACGCTGCCAAGCCTAGAACACGCGGTGGTGCTGGATGGCCTGCCTGGAATACTGGCGTAATTGTTGCCGGTATTAGAAAAACAAAAGCGCAAGGCAAAGTGCGTGGCGATTACACCACAAGCGCAGGTGCTTTAGTTAATAAATCTGCCGCTGGTGCTATTTTTGAAGTTGCTGGTCGCAAAATGCAAGGTAGCTTTGCTAGAACCGCAGGTAGTCAATTTGTACGCACATTGTCAGCACGATTTAAGCCCGCATCTCGTTTAATTTGGCGGGTTGTTGACAAGGATCGCGCAAAGATAGAAAAGAACGTTGAAAATGCTTTAAATGAAGCAAAAGCAGAATTACAAAGACATTTAGATAGAGAGCGAGTTTAATAATGGCTGTTGGTGCCGTAATTGCTCGAATTCTTACTCAGTATTCTGATAAGGGTTCTAAAGCCGCTCGCAAAGACATTGATAAACTTGGCAAACAATTTGACGACTTTGCTAAGAAAACAACACGGGCGTTTGGTGTAGCTGCTGTGGCCGCCGGTGCTTTGGCGATTAAACTTGGCAAAGACGCAGTTCGCGGCGCTATGGAAGATCAAAAAGCGCAAGCATCTTTGGCGCTAGCTTTGCGTAATACCACAAATGCAAATGACGCAGTAATAGCAAGCACTGTCTCCTATTTAGATAAACTTGAACTTTCAACTGGAATTAACAATGACCAACTAATTCCAAGCCTACAAAAATTAGTTACCGTCACTGGTGATTTGAATGTAGCACAAAGATTACAACAAATTGCTCTTGATGTGTCTGCTGGAACCACTAAAGAACTTTCAGCAGTAACCGATACTTTTGTTAGAGCCTTGAATGGTAATTTAGGTGCTTTCAAAAAATTAGGTATAAGTCTTGATGACACTATCATTAAAAATAAAGACTTAACAGCGGCATTTGATGAATTATCAAAGACTTTTGCAGGCCAAGCAGCAACTAGAGCCGAAACTTTTGAATTTAGAATGTTGCGTTTGCAATTGGCGTTTGACCAGGCTTTAGATTCTTTAGGTTATGCCTTCCTGCCAGTATTAGAAGATTTTGTAGATACATTAAATAAAAATGTTCTTCCACAAATTGCCAAATGGATTGAACTTAATAAGCGTGGATTAGCTGAGGGATTACGCTCTGCTGCCGAGGCCGCATTACAGTTAATAAAACAAATGCTAAAAATTGGCGCTTGGATTGTTGCTAATTTCAACACTATAAAAAACTTTGCTATTTTAATGGCTAGCCTTTGGGCAACTGCAAAAGTCTATAATTTTATTACCGCAATTGGTAAATTGACTTTGGCGTTTAGAGGTATGCAGGCGGCCGCCGCAGGCGCAGCCGTAGCAGGCGCAGCCGCGACTGGAGCAACTGGCGCAGCCGGTGGCGCTGCAATGGCTGGTCGTCTTGCAACTGTCGGTGCAGGAGCATCGACATTAGGATGGGCAGCATTGATAGCAGCTCCAATTGCCGCCGCCGCCTATTTTGTCAAAAAAGAAGGCAATAAGATTCGTGCCAACAGAGCAAAAGTAGAAACAAGTTTGGCTGGATATACTGGCGCACCTGGGCCGTCTGATTTAGCAGCATTGACTGGAACTAAAAAATCAAAAGTCAAAGTTGATAAATCTATGCAGGCTTATTTAGATTTCTTGAATAAATTGCAAAAAGTAGAAGATAAAAGCGCTAAAAGTAAGAAAGAACTAACCAAGCGCCAAGAGAAATACAATAAACTGCTCAAAGATATGGGCATTAAAACCACCGAACAACAAGATGCCATTACTCAATTTGCTATTCGTGCCAACCTACTTAAGCAAGCCTCTATCACAGGCTCGCCATTGACCTCTATTGGCTCACCTACGCCGATGAATATGGCTTATGCTGGTATGAATCAACCAATCAACGTTTACGTTCAAGGATCAGTAATATCTGAGCGTGACTTGGTTGACACCATTACAAAGGCACAACAAAAACAATCCACAATTGGCACTTTGCCATCATCTAAATATCTAGGCTCAGGCGGTGGCGCAGGCGGTACCGGCGGACGCTTCACAACTCAGGTGATTTAATGGCTACCCAACCGCAGCTCAAAGTCTTGATGGATTTATCCGATGGCTTGTTG